AATATTTATATACACAGGGCAAAATCGGGCAAAAGGGGTTAAGCGAGAACCTACTAAAACATAGTTTTTAAAATTCAAGGATAAAAACAGGCTGATTTTTGGCCTGTTTTTTATTTTGAAAAACCAAGGAGAGAAAATGGAAATCGTCGAGATGCAGTTGTCGGAGTTGACTCCGTACAAGTTCAACGCAAAGAAGCATCCGAAGGAGCAAGTGGAGCAAATCAAGAAGTCCATCCAGGAGTTTGGCTTCAACGATCCGATTGCTGTTTGGGGTGAGAAGAATATAATCGTGGAAGGCCACGGAAGATACATGGCAGCAAACGAACTCGGGATGGAAAACGTTCCGGTCATCCGGCTCGACAACTTGACGGACGAAGAGCGCAAAGCTTACACGCTCGCGCACAACAAATTAACGATGAACAGCGACTTTGATTTGGAAATGCTGGAAGTCGAGATGTCGTCCATCCAAAGCCTGGACATGTCAGACTTTGGATTTATGGATATTTCATCCGATTGGTTTGAAAATCACAAAAAGAATGATACGTCTCGACAAGAAGGAAACGAAGAGTACAACGAATTTTTGGATAAATTCGATATACCAAAAACAACCGATGATTGCTACACACCGCAGAACATTTATGATGCAGTAAAAAACTGGGTGGCAGAGGAATATGGATTAAAACAGGAAACATTCATAAGACCTTTTTATCCAGGAGGAGATTACCAAAAGGAAAACTACGAAGGAAAGATTGTCGTGGACAATCCACCGTTTTCAATATTGGCGGAAATCGAGCAGTGGTATAACGAGCGAAATATTAAATATTTTCTTTTTGCTCCAAGTCTAACTTGCATACCAAGCAAAAGAAGATGCTGCGCAATATGTACTGGAAATCAGATCACATACGAAAACGGAGCAAAGGTTCCTACCAGCTTTGTAACAAACCTGGAGGAGTGCGCAGCAAGAACTGCGCCGAGTCTTTATCAAGCAGTAGAAGAAAAAAACAAAGAAAACACAAAGGGAAAAGAGATTCCAAGCTATGAATATCCGCCCAATGTTGTGACATCGGCCATGCTTGCATATCTTTCAAAATATGGAGTGGACTATAAAATCTCACACAAAGACTCCACAGAAAAAATCGGAATGCTAGAGGCCCAAAAGGAACTTGGCAAAGGAATTTTCGGGGGGGGGGGTATCTTAATTTCTGAAAAGGCAGCAGCAGAAAAGGCAGCAGCAGAAAAGGCAGCAGCAGAAAAGGCAGCAGCAGAAAAGGCAGCAGCAGAAAAGGCAGCAGCAACAGTTTGGAAATTGAGCGAAAAAGAATTGGAGATTATAAGAAAACTTGGATAATTGCGCCGGCGCAAGAGGAAAGATATGAAACGAGAGACATGGAAAAAACGAATCAAACAGGCAGCAGAAGAAGCTGGCACGTATCGTCCATGCTTCGATGATGTAATAAACTCACTGGCGAGCATATTGGAAAAAAGGGACGAAGCGGAAGCGGAATATAAGAAGCTCGGTTCAATGCCAATCGTCAAGTACACAAACAAAGGTGGCTCGACGAACCCGACAAAGAATCCGGCTCTTGCACTTTGGGACGACCTAAACAAAACCGCATTGTCCTACTGGCGAGAACTAGGCCTTACTCCGGCGGGCCTGAAAAAATTAAAGGACGACGCGCTGAAGACACAAAACCATAAGTCCTTCAGCGATTTGTTGAATCAGTTAGATGGCGAATAGAAATCGAAAAAAGGCGAAGTCCTACAAACAAATCGCCATTGATTATGCAAACGCAGTCATCGAAGGGAGAATCGTAGCCGGAGCTGAAATCGTATGCGCGTGCATGAGATTTCTAAAAGACTTGGAGCGCGAGGATTTGGAATACAGAGACCATGATCCGGACCTCGCAATCAACATAATCGAAACAACCATGGTTCACTCCCAAGGGGAGCGATTGGATGGAACGCCACTGCGTGGAGAAAAGTTCATCCTGGAGCCATTTCAAATCTTTATAACATGTAACATTCTAGGCTTTTGGTGGAAAGGGACGGAAATCCGTCGTTTCAACGAAGCCTTTATTATGTTGGGCAGAAAAAATGGAAAGACGAGCTTTGTGGCAGGCCTTGCTTGGGCGATATCCATCATCCAGCGAAGGTCCGGTTCCAAGTGCTACATCATAGCGAACGCTTTGAAACAGGCACTGGAGAGCTTCCACTTCCTCACAGAATCATTAAAGATTCAAGGAATTATAAAGGAGTTTGAAGTACACGACAACTCGTTCGACCATTCCATCAAATATACATTCCGCGATTCAAACGGAAATCAAGATGGTTCAATTGAAATAATCGCCTTGGCATCCAACCCGGACAGCCAGGATTCGTTCAACTGCAATTTTGCAATTGCAGATGAAGTGGCAGCCTATAAGAAGCCGGCACAGTATAACCGATTCAAAGAAGCCATGAAAGCTTATACAAACAAGCTGATGGTTGGAATCACAACCGCCGGAGATAACGCAAACTCATTCGGATATCGCCGAATGGAATATGCGTGCAAGGTTGCGGAAGGAACCATAAAAGACGATGCGTTCTTTGCATTTGTGGCAAGGGCCGATCAGGACGAAAAAGGCGTTGTGGATTACCTGAATCCGGAGCAGCATCAAAAAGCAAATCCAAATTACGGAGTCACAATCCGTCCGGAGGATATGTTAAACGATGCAAGGCAGGCACAAAATGATCCACAGCAAAGAAAGGACTTCCTTTCACGTTCGTTGAATATTTACACATCCGCAATGGATGCGTATTTCGACATAAAAGAGTTCAAGAACTCCGACAAAAAGTACAAGTGGACACTGCAGGAACTCGCAAAGCTTCCGGTCAAATGGTACGGAGGAGCGGACTTGTCAAAACTCCACGATTTAACCGCAGCTGCCTTGTTTGGAAATTACCAAGGCACAGACATTATTATAACGCACGCATTTTTCCCAAGAGTGGCAGCAGTAAAGAAAGCAGACGAGGACAACATTCCATTGTTTGGCTGGGAAGAAGACGGATGGTTGACGATGTCAAACTCTCCGACGGTAAATATTTCGGAAATCGTGAACTGGTTCGTTCAAATGCGAGCGATGGGATTTAAAATCCAGCAGATCGGACACGACCGAAAGTTTGCGCGTGAATACTTCCTCGAAATGAAAGCGAAGAAGTTTAATATCATAGACCAACCGCAGTATTACTGGATGAAGTCAGAAGGCTTCCGGTATATAGAAAAATCCGCAAAAGACGGAAATCTCTATTACTTGCATTCGAACGCATACGAATACTGCGTGCAAAACGTCAGAGGAATTGAAAAGACCGATGACATGATGCAATACGAAAAAGTAATGCCACAGCTTCGAATCGACTTATTCGATGCGTCGGTATTTGCGACAGTCAGATATTTGTCAGACCTCGAAAAGCAGAGCAAAGCGAAGAACTGGTTTGGAGAATAGGAAATGAGTAAAAAGAAAAACACAAGAAGCAATCAGCCGGTACAGCAGAAATCACAGATTGCATATCTCTTGACGGATAAAGCATTCGAGGATTTATGCATTCCGGGATACGTTCCACTGTATAAGAATCCGGAAATCGTAGCCGGATGCAGAAAGATTGCGGACCTTATATCCTCAATGACTATCCATTTGATGTCAAATACGGATAAGGGCGATGTAAGAATCATAAATGAATTATCGCGGAAGGTTGACATTGATCCAATACCGACCATGACAAGAAAGCACTGGATGGACACCATCGTGATGAATCTCTTGTTATATGGCAAGGGAAATTCAGTAGTCCTTCCTCATACATGGAACGGTTTGATTGAAAGCCTGGAGCCGATTGCTCCGGAGCGAGTGACATTTGTTCCGGATACAGGATATCGATACAAAGTATTGATTGACGGAGTCGAATTTGATCCAAACGAACTGTTGCATTTTGTTTGGAATCCGGACAAGTTTTATCCGTTCAAAGGAACCGGCGTGAACTTAACGCTCCAGGATGTGGCAAAGATTCTTGCACAGGCAAAGAAGACAGAAAAAGCATTTATGCAGTCGCCAAAGCCATCCATCATTGTAAAGGTGGACGGATTAACAGAGGAATTTGCATCTCCGGAAGGAAGACGCAAGCTCACACAAGATTATCTTGATACAAGTGAAGAAGGTATGCCTTGGATGATTCCATCCGAGGCATTTTCTGTAGAGCAGATTAAGCCTTTGACATTGGCAGACCTTGCCATCAACGAGACGGTGCAGCTGGACAAGCGAACCGTGGCTGCTCTTTTGGGAGTGCCTCCGTTCGTTTTAGGCGTTGGAGAATACAAGCAGGCAGAGTGGAACGCTTTTATTTCAAGCACCATCCGTTCTCGCACGTTGGAAATTGAACAGGAAATGACCAAAAAACTGATTCTGTCTCCAAAGTGGTACTTCAAATTCAACATCACGAGCCTGTTTGATTATGACCTGGAAAAAATAGCAGACGTTTATTGCAAATTATCAGACAGAGGATTTGTAGACGGAAACGAAGTGAGAGACCGCATCGGAATGAGTCCGAGAGAAGGCTTGGACGTACTCCGAGTATTAGAGAACTATATTCCGGCCGACATGACCGGAAATCAAAAGAAACTAATCCAAAAGGAGGAAGAATGATGAATCGAGACATTCGACAGGTAAGAAGCGTGGCTTCTTCGTTTAACACAAGGGAAGACGACGGAAAACTCTACATCGAAGGGTATTTCGCTGTTTTTAATAGCAACTATGAAATTTTTGATGGTGCGACAGAGTCCGTTGCTCCGGGAGCATTCGATGGTGCGCTCTTGGATGACATTCGCGCTCTAATCGACCATGAAACGAGACTCGTTCTCGGAAGAACATCGGCAGGCACGTTAGAGCTTCGTGTAGATGAGCATGGACTATTCGGACGCGTTGAGATCAATCCGAACGATCAGGACGCCATGAATCTTTATGCAAGAGTTCAGCGAGGCGATGTGAACCAGTGTTCATTCGGGTTCGACATCCTGGACGAGGAATACGAAGTCCTCGAAAACGGAGACGTTCATTGGACGATTAAGAAAGTCAAACTGTATGAAGTTTCTGTTGTAACATTCCCAGCCTATGAATCCACAGAAGTGGTCGCTCGTAAGAATGATTATGAAGCAATTCAGAAAAGACAGCGCGAAGCATGGGCAAACGGTTTATTAACTCGATTAAGAGGAGGAAATCAAGATGGCATTGAAAGCACTGATGCTTCGTAAGAGATTAGACGAAGCAAAGAAGAGCCTCGAAGAGTTGCGCGCAAGCAACGACTTTGAAACACGCGAGGCAGAGCTTGAACAGGCAATCAACGAAGCAGAGACAGAAGAGGAAAAACAGGCTGTCGAAGAAGAAGTTGAAAAGTTCGAAGCTGAAAAGAAAGATTTCGAGGAAAAAGAAGCAAACCTTGACGCAGAAGTTCGTCAGTTGGAAGCAGACCTCGAAGAAGTTGAGAAAAAGCCGGCAGAAGTAGAAAAGCCACAGCCGGAAGAGAGAAAGGAGATCCATAAAATGGAGACACGTAAGTTTTTCCGCATGAATGCGCAGGAAAGAGACGCATTCTTCGCAAACGACGAAGTAAAGGCATTCCTTCAGAGAATGCGTGACATGAAAGGACAGAATCGTTCCGTATCCGGAGCAGAGCTTTTGATTCCGACTGTAGTTTTGGAGTTGATCCGTGAAAACGTCATCAATTATTCAAAATTATATCGCCACGTTAATGTGCGCCCGGTATCCGGAAAAGCACGTCAGACTGTAATGGGAATTATCCCGGAAGCAGTATGGACAGAGATGTGCGCAAAGTTAAATGAACTCGACATCAGCTTTGGCGGTGTAGAGGTAGACGGATATAAGGTTGGTGGATTCGTAGCAATCTGCAACGCAACCTTGGAAGATTCCGACATCAACCTTGCAGAAGCAATCATCACTGCTTTAGCACAGGCAATCGGTATTGCTTTGGATAAAGCAATCCTCTATGGTACCGGAACAAAGATGCCAAAGGGTATCGTTCCTCGCCTTGTTGAAACTTCTGAACCTGCTGGAAGCACTTCCACAATTCCGTGGAAAGACCTCCACACCAAGAACGTAAAGACAATCCCTTCATCCGCAACCGGACAGGCATTCTTCAAAGCTTTAGTTCTTGCTGCAGGTGCTGCAAAGGGTAAATACTCTCGTGGCATTAAGTTTTGGGCAATGAACGAGCAGACCTACACTGCTGTAATCGCAGAGGCATTGTCAATCAATGCAGCTGGTGCAATCGTAACCGGAATCCAGGCAACCATGCCTGTAATTGGTGGAGACATTGAAGTATTAGACTTCATTCCGGACAACGTAATCGTTGGAGGATATGGAGACCTCTACTTATTAGCAGAGAGAGCTGGTACATCAATTCAGCAGTCTGAACACGCACAGTTCATTCAGGACAACACCGTATTCAAGGGAACTGCAAGATATGATGGTCTCCCGGTAATCGCTGAAGGTTTCGTGGCAATCGGAATTAACAACGTAACACCGACAGGAGACATGACATTTGCGCCTGACGTTGCAAATGAGCCGGCAGAAATCACAGGATTGGCTATCGGTTCTCTTACATTAACACCGGCATTTGATCCGGCAACACTTACCTATGCGGCAGCAACCACAGATGCTTCCAACAAGGTAAATGTAACAACTGATGGAGATGTAAACGCAACCATCACGGTAAACGGAACCGCCATCAAGAACGGAGCAGCTGCTACATGGAGCGCAGGTGAGAACACCGTTGTTGTAACAGCAAGCGCACCTGGAGTAGAGTCAACTGTTTACACAGTAACTGTTACCAAGTCATAAAGGAGTGAAAAGGCATGACTGACGTTGAAATCCAAGGAATGCTAAAGCAAAACCTAAGCATAATGCATGACGCACAAGACAATTACCTTACGTTTTTAATCAATTCAGCAAAGAAGAACATCCAAGAGGTGGGAATCACGCTGGATCTTGACGAAGCGGACGACGTAAACCTTGTCATTATGTATGCAGCTTATCTTTTCCGGAAGCGTGCAGAGGATAACCCGGTTATGCCTCGAATGCTTCAATTTGCTCTTCATAACAGATTGTTTAGCGAGAAGATGAAACCGGATGCCATTTGATGATGGCTTGATTTCCATTCTTACGCTCGAAAGTGTGGAAGAGCCGGGCGATATGCCCAAAGAGCAATATGTTCAAAAATCACAACATTTCTTTGGTGAACGTACTGTCGGTTTGAACCGGCAGTACCAAGCCAAGAGTGTAAATGAACAGGTTGATAGGTTAGTCCGAATATGGGAAGACCGAACCATCCGAATTGGAATGCACGCACAAATAGACGAGGAGCAATATCGAATTGATAACGTGCAGCATTTGAAGGATGAAGACGGACTGAAAGTGACGGATATAACCCTTCGGAGGTTAGACGAATTATATGACATCGATGAAAAGCAAATTGACACCGATCCGTGACATGTTGGTGGGATTGCTCCCGGATGCAACATATCACTACTGGCGCAAAGTGCAAAAGAAGAGATATATCATTTGGGCTGAAGATTCGGAGTATAACTCTCATGATTCAGATAACAAAAAGCAAGAACAGCAAATCGCAGGAACCATAGATTTGTTTACGCAGACAGAATATGATTCACTGGCCGATGACATTCAAAATGGATTGAATGAATTGGGAGTCGGTTGGACACTCTTGTCTATCGACTACGAAGAGCAAACCAAGTTTATTCATTGGCAATGGGAGTTTCGCGTAGTATGAAGTGGATGATAGGTTCGGGATTAGATGAATATATCGGAAGACTGAATGATTTACTGGATGACGATTATATAAAGGCTGCGGTATATCCGGCAGCTGGAATCGTAGCAAAGGAAATCAGAGCAAACATTGAAAAATTACCAACAATGAGCGGAAAAAGTCCGCACGTAAAAGGCGTGACAAAAGTCCAAAAAGAAGGACTTTTAGAAGGCTTTGGTATTTCAAGATTTTCAAACGACAAAGGATATGTTCATGTAAAGCTCGGCTTTGATGGCTACAACAAAAAAGAGGCGTGGTACTATCCAAACGGACAGCCAAACGCCATGATTGCGCGTTCCATTGAAGGTGGAACTTCGTGGTCGGATGCAACTCCATTTGTAAGACCAGCAGTCAACAAAACGAAGGAGATTGCAGAATTAACAATGAAGGAACATATCGACCAAACAATTTATAGCATTTTTAAATAAAAAGGAGGAAAGAAAATGCCAGCAGCAGGTAGAGTATGCACAGGCTTCTCGAAGCCTTACATCGCAGATTATGCGGAAAGTGCTGGAGTGGTTAGTTATTCCAATCCGGCAGTCTTGGCACGAGGCGTCAAGGTTGAACTTGATCCATCCGTGGCAGATGATAATAAGTTTCATGCGGACAATGTAGACGCAGAAGACGCAGGCGGTATGTTTACCGGTGGAACAGTAAAGTTGACCGTGGACGGTTTATTTACTGCAATGAAGAGACGAATTCTTGGCTATCCGGAAGCAGGAGAAGACGGATGGACAGCAGTCGGAGAAAGCGCGACTCCTCCATACGTAGCAATTGGATACATTACACGCTACATGAGCGACGGAGTAACATCGTATGTTCCGACCGTTTTGGCAAAGACAAAGTTTCAGACACCAGCAGAAAATGCAGAAACCCAGGAAGAAGACATCTCATGGCAGACACAGGAATTGACCGCAAATCTTTTCCGTGACGATTCCGCAGCAAAGAACTGGAAGCATGAAGGCGCAGAATATGAGACAGAAGATTTGGCAGAGGAAGCCTTAAAGACGAAACTCGGTTACGTAGCACCGACACCGTAAGAATAGGAGGAGAGGTTTATGAATTTACCAGTATTGAAAGAATTATCTTACACAGTACGAGCAAGGATTGAAATCGGAAAGTTGGCCGGACATTCCATGCAGGAGTTCTTCAATGAGCTTGGCAAAGGTAATGAGGAAAAGTCAACGGAGCTGATTATTTCCGCAATCGAAATCATGCACAATGCATGGCTTCGAAGAAAAGCAGCCGACGACAACACCGAATTTGCGCCGGCGCAATTCGACCGTGAACAGTTCATGGAACTGACCGCGGAAGAATGGGACGAAGTCGAAAACGCTGTGGTGGAACAGATCAAAGCTGATTCCAAACAGACAATGGAGACAGAGTCAAAAAAAAAGGAAAAGGACGAGGAAACACAGACAACCCCACGTGGCTAGTGTTCCGAGGTCTACAGATAGGATTAACAAGGCAAGAGACATTAAATTCAACCATTGGAGAATTGTTGGATTTAAGCTCTTGCCTTTCTATTTGTAACGGAGAAGAAAAAGAAAAAAAGAAACTTACTTACGAAGAGGCAATGGCCTTGAGGTAGTTATATGGCAGTAAATATTGGCCCACGCATCGGTATTGACGGAGAAGCCGAATACCGAAAGCAGATACAAAACATCATACAGTCAACCAAAACGCTAAAAAGCGAGATGCAGGCGTTGGAGACACAAACGACAAAGAGCAAGAATCCGTTCGTTCAACTCGGAAACGAGATGACCAAAAACACGCAAAAGCGAAAGCTCTTGTCAGCAGCGATTGACGAACAGAAAGCAAAAATTGCAGATTTAAGCACGATGCAAAGTGCGGCTGCGCAGAAGTTCGGAGAAAGCTCCACACAAGCATTGAAATGGCAGCAGGCATTGTCGGATGCAGAGGCAGAGTTAAACAACTTAAACGCAGAACTGGATAAGACACCGTCAAAGCTGGAGACCATGGGAAACGCCATGAAATCCGCAGGAGCAAAAGTGACGAGCGTCGGAAAAACACTGACGCAGACACTCACCGCGCCGATTGTTGGAATCGGAGTGGCAAGCATGAAGTCGTATTCAGACTTTGAAAGCGCATTTGCAGGTGTGCAAAAAACGGTTGACGCAACCGCCGAGCAATACTCGGAGCTTGCGGAATGGATCAAAGAAGCATCCACACGCATGGCTTCATCCAAAGAAGAGATTGCAGGCGTCATGGAAGTGGCTGGACAGTTAGGTATTTCCGGTGTATCAAATCTCGAAAAATTTACAGAGACGATGATTATGCTCGGAGATTCCACAAATCTATCCGCAGAAGATGCAGCCACAAGCCTTGCAAGAATCATGAACATTACCGGAGAATCCTCCGAGAATATCGATAGATTAGGAGCTTCCGTTGTTGCTCTTGGAAATAACTTTGCAACAGACGAAGCATCCATTGTGGAAATGTCAAACAGACTGGCAGCAGCCGGAACGATTGCTGGATTATCCACACAGGATATATTAGGACTCGCAACCGCGATGTCTTCCGTAGGTATCCAGGCAGAAGCCGGAGGAACTGCAATGACGCAGACCTTGACCGGTATTTCCAAAGCGGTATCCGAAGGCGGAGACAAGCTCGAACAGTTGGCGAGTGTATCAGGAATGAGCGCGAGTGAATTTGCAAACGCCTGGAAATCATCACCGGTGGAAGCACTCCAGGCATTTATCGGTGGATTATCGCAAATGAACGATGCGGAACTGGACACATATAAGGTATTGGACGAACTTGGTATGTCCGGAATCCGTCAAAGCAATATGTTACAATCTCTCGCATTGGCGAGCGATACATTAACGGATGCAGTCTTAACTTCAAACACTGCTTATGAGCAAAACACAGCACTTGTGACAGAAGCAGAAAAGCGATATCAGACATTTGCATCAAAAATGAGCCAAACAAAAGAAAAGCTTTCCAACGTAGGAATTGAACTGGGCGAGCGTTTGCTTCCTTATGTGGACAGATTCTTGGATGGTCTCGACAATTTAATTGCAGCATGGGATAACTTGTCACCGGGCGCACAGGATGCGATTGTAAAGGTTGGACTGATTGCGGCAGCAATCGGACCATTGATTGCAGGCATTGGAACGTTAATGAGTTCCATCGGTTCAATTATGATTTACGGTCCACTGATTGCAGAAGTGATTGGAGGCGTTGGAGCAGTCATCACAGGAACGATGCTTCCGGCGTTGGGTTCCATGGCAGCGGCAGGACTGGCAGCAGTTGCTCCATTTTTACCGTTTATCGCAATTGCGGCAGCAGTAGTGGCAGCAGGCGTTCTGATATATCAAAATTGGGACACCATCAAAGAAAAAGCAGGAGAACTGAAGGAAGCTGTTGTTGGAAAATTCACAGAAGTTAGAGACAACGTGACACAGAAGTGGGATGAAATCAAAAACAAAGCATCTGAAGCACTCCAGGGAGTAAGAAACAGCGTGGATGAGCACGGTGGAGGAATCAAAGGAGCCATTGGAGCCTATGCCGATTGGTACAAATCAAAATGGCAGGATGCCTTTAATGCAATTGATCAGATAACCGGAGGGAAACTATCGGATACTGTTTCAACAGTAGGAAATAAACTTGGAGAAATCAGAGACAAGTTTACAAACCTTAGAAGCCAAGCGATGACCTGGGGACGTGATTTGATTCAAAACTTTGTTGACGGAATCATGCAAAAAATAAACGCAGTTGGAAAAGCTGCATCAGATATCGCAAGCACAATCCGGTCATACATTCATTTTACCGAGCCGGACGTTGGCCCACTATCGGATTTCCACACGTATGCGCCGGACATGATTAAGACGTTTGCAGACGGTTTGAAAGCAAATGTGGGATACATCGAAGACGCGATGAACACTGTATCAGGTTCCGTGGCAGGCGCGATGAATCAAACAACGTATGCATCATCCGTTGGAGCTGTAAACATTGTAATCAACGCAGCAGAAGGACAATCCGTAGAAGATATCGCGGACGCGGTTCAAGAACGAATCAATCGAGAAGTAATGTTAAACGCGAGGGCAATGGCATGATGTTTTTTACATTTAACGGAGAAAACACAGCAGAATATGGCGTGTATATCTCCGGAGAAGCAACATACAACACTCCTGATCGACTGGTGGAAACAGTAAGAGTCGCCGGAAGAAATGGAGAAATCATCGTGGATGATGCAAATTATTCAAACATTGAAGTAAAGTATCCATGCTTCATAAAAGAAGAACTGGAAGAAAAGCTTGGTGCATTTGTAGCAATGCTGGCAAGCCAAAGAGGATATGGAAGACTTGAAGACACGTATCATCCGCAATACTTCAGAAAAGCACACTTTGAAAGAGGAATGACAATCAAAACGTCACCGTACAACAAAGCAGGAACCTTTGAAGTAGTGTTCAACTGTATGCCACAAAAATTTTTGAAAGATGGCGAAAAGAAAATTGAACTGATGACGGACGGAAAGATTATGAATCCAACAAAGTTTGAGTCAAAGCCACTTTTGAGAGTTTACGGAACAGGAACACTTACCATCCAAGGCCAGGAAATAACAATCAGCTCTGCAGATGAATACACAGATATTGATTGCGAGATTATGGAAGCATACAAAGGCACAGTGAATTGCAATGAAAACGTAACGCTTCCGGATAACCTGGTATTGGCTGAAGGAGCAAATCAGATTACTTTAACAGGAGTGATAAAGGTTGAAATCACTCCGAGATGGTGGACATTATGATTCCAATTTTATTTGAAGGCACAGAAACACAATTCACATCAAATGGCATCGGACGATTGTCGGATGCCATTTCGTGTGTTGTGACTGAAAAAAGAAACGGTGCCTATGAATTAGAAATGCAGTATCCGATAGATGGGATGCATTTTTCAGACATTAAGCCTGGAAGATATATTTTCGCAAAGCCTGCAAAATATTCAAACAAGCAGGCGTTTGAGATCTATCAGATTACAAAACCGAGAAATGGAGTGTGTACGATTTACGCATACCATATCTCATATAGATTAAGCAAAATTCCTGTCATGCCATTTACAACAAATGCAGTTTCAACCGCATTGACAGGATTGAAAACACATGCAGCTGAAAACAATCCGTTTGAGTTTTATACAACAAAACAAACGGTTGCAACATATAATCAGACGGAGCCAAGAGA